CTGTCGTTATGGCAATGCTCATGAAGCAAGAGCAAGCTGAGGAAGAGCAAGAACGTCAGCAGCAGCAGATGCCACCTGGAGCATTAAACCAACCAATGCCCCCAGGTATGCTGTCAGCCTAATCCAGCACAACAAGGAAGCACACATGTTAAAGACTGTATTGGACCTGGTGCCAATCATAGAGGCTATTGAGAAAGTTAAAGCCTCTAAAATCCTCACAGACACACAGAAGCAAACTATCTTCTCAGAGATGGGCCCAGGCATCCCCGCCGATGTCTTTTGTAAACAAGTCCCACAGACGCTGTCGATCATACACCAAATACTGGAGAAATCGAATGGGTCACAAACCAAACGTCCCCCGCAAGAAACGAGTGAAAGGCCCTCTGCGAAACCCAGAGACCAACGCAGTAGTGCAGCAGCACAAGACACCAGAGGGCAGAGCAAAGTACCGTCTGATGCTCCTAACAAGAAAAAAGGGCGGTAGGCCCCTAGGAGTACCTGACGGACACACTGTCAAAACAATTAAGCCAATCGTGGACAAGGCTAAACGGGACGCAAAGAAGGCTGTAAGTATCATGACAAAAGAAACCCCAATAGAAGATCCCCGCGCTGCAGAGGCACTGGAGACAGCTGTTGAGATCATGCGCACACCAGTACACAACCGTGATCGTCTGCAGGCCGCTAAGATCATCCTCGATTTTACCAAGATCAAACCTGTGGCGAAATCGGAAGTTACAATCGGCAACGCAGAAGCTTTCTTAACTTCGCTACTCGATGACGAGGATGGAGAGCAAGAGGATGTCAGCAGCGAAAGCTAACAAACTGAAAGCTGTACGAAAGCGTCTTTATGATGACTTTGAGTTCTATTCAAAAGCAGCACTAAAGATCCGTACCAAGACGGGCGAGATTGCCCCTCTGAAACTAAAGCCAGCCCAGAAGATACTGAACGATGCTGTCACCAAGCAGATGGAAACTGAAGGCAAAGTCCGTGTTATTATTCTGAAGGCTCGACAGCAGGGCCTTAGCACCTACGTGGGTGGCTACTTGTACTTCAGCGTTTCCCAACGCAAAGCCAAGAAGTCACTGGTGATTACCCACCACTCAGACAGTACCCGTGCTCTCTTCGATATGACCAAGAGATATCACGATAACTGCCCAGAAATCTTGAAGCCACACACTAAGTATAGCTCGCGGCGTGAACTATCGTTTGACGTCTTAGACAGTTCTTATGTGGTTGCCACAGCTGGCGGTGAGGCTATCGGGCGTGGTGAAACCTTGACCCATGTCCACTGTTCAGAGCTTGCGTTCTGGTCAAAGACAACAGCTGCTGACAACTGGAACTCCCTGACCCAGGCTGTACCAAATGCAAAAGGCACAGCTGTCTTTGTCGAAAGTACAGCCAATGGCGTCAACGGCGTCTTCTACGACCTGTGGAAGGGTGCGGTTGAGGGAACTAACGGTTATGTTCCAGTGTTTATTCCCTGGTTTGCCGACCCAGAATACAGAGAGGCAGTACCTCAGAATTACGAGCGTACACCAGAGGAAGAAGAGCTAGCCACCCAGTATAATCTAGATGACGAGCAACTGATGTTCAGACGTCGAAAGATTGCACAGAATGGCATAGATCTGTTCAAACAGGAGTACCCTTCAGAGGCTGAGGAAGCTTTCCTGACAACTGGTCGGCCTGTGTTTAACCCAGAGCAACTACAGAAGGCTTTAGGTAGCACACTGGACGTTAAAGAGCGCCTAGCACTAGAAGGCGAAGAGTTCTTACACAATGTCCGTGGAGAGCTCACGATGTATCGCCCGATGGATCCTGGTGAGCAGTATGTCATAGGTGCAGATGTCGCTATGGGCGTCCGTGGCGGTGACTACTCAGTGGCTCAGGTCTTAGACAGTAAGAAACGCCAGGTTGCTATCTGGAGAGGCCGCGTGCATCCAGATTACTATGCACAAGTCCTGTTTCACCTAGGTCACTTCTTTAACACAGCTTACATTATTGTGGAGAACAACGGCCACGGTATTCTGACGTGTACTAGGCTCGCCAAAGATATGGCCTACCCCAACTTCTTTACGGAAGTCCAAGTAGACAAGCTGACAGACAAAGAGACCATCAAGTTAGGCTTTACTACGACAGCTAAAACAAAGCCCCTAATCATTGATGAGCTCAGAGCAGCCTCGCGTGACAGTGAGATTGAACTCAACGACAAAACCACCATTCGTGAGATGCTCACCTACGTGGTTACTGAGACAGGGGCGATGGAAGCTGAACAAGGCTGCTATGACGATTGCGTCATGTCTTTAGCTTTAGCCAACCACGTACATCAGGGTGCCTGGGAACCGATAGAAAGCGCAGATGACTATTACATTGAAATGGTATGATCATGGATAAAACAGACTACAAGAAGGTCGATGACGATAAGTTAGTTTCGATCTTGGATGACAACATCCGCAGATCTATCGGTTACTATGATAGCCAAGTGAGCCGTGAGAGAAAGCGTGTAGTAGACTTTTATAACGCAACGCTTCCCAAACCAGCACACGATGGTAACTCTAAGTATGTATCGATGGACGTCTATGATGCTGTCGAGTCTATGAAAGCTGCGCTGCTAGAAACCTTTAGCACAGGCTACAAGACCGTGCGCTTTGCTGCCAACACAGGTGAAGACCAGCGTATTGCTGATGTGGCTACGGCCTACTGTGACTATGTCGCCAACCGCCAGAATAACCTGTTTGAGGTAATGCAGTCAGCCATCCACGATGGACTGGTAGCACGGGCTGGTATTGCCAAGGTTTACTGGGATGAGCGTGAAGACAGCTACCTTCAGACAATCCAAGATCTTACTGAAGAAGAGTTTGATGCACTGGTTGCTCAAGAGAACGTCGAGATCGAAGAAGTAGAGCAAGATGAGCTTGGTTTATACTCTGGTGACGTCAGGATCTTTCAAGACACCAGCCAGGTTGCCATCGAGGCTATTCCACCTGAGCAATTCATAATTGAGCCACAATGCCGTTCTTTAGAGTTGGCAAGCTTCTGTGGTCATAGAACTGAAATGACAATCTCTGAGCTACGTGAGGCTGGTTATGATGAAAAGCTTATTGCAAAGATTGCAGACCATGATGATGTGGAAATGGAGACTGATCCAGAGGTGCTGGCAAGGCATGAAGAGATTGGCTCAGACCGTGGTTTCAACGCCTCAGGTTTCCAAGATCAAGTCCGTAGTGTCACGGTGTATGAAGTTTATCTCGACATCGATCTTGACGCTTCTGGTATTGCTGAGAGTTACAAAGTAATCAAGGCTGGCAACGTCATCCTAGACAAAGAGAAATGCCAGTATAAACCGTTTATTCCCTTTGTTCCCCTACCAATACCTCACGCTTTCTTTGGTTCTAACTTTGGCTCAAAAGTAGTACCCATCCAGACAGCCAGAACGGTGCTAACTAGGTCTATCCTAGATCACGCACTGATGACAAATAACCCGCGCTACACAGTGGTTAAAGGTGGTCTAACGAACCCAAGAGAACTTATCGACAACCGTGTCGGCGGCATTGTGAATGTCTCACGCCCCGATGCAATTAACCCTATGCCACAAGCGCCCCTCAACCCGTTTATCTTCCAGACGATTCAGATGCTGGATGAAGACAAAGAGGACACCACAGGCGTCTCTAGGCTCTCCCAGGGTCTTAACAAAGATGCCATCAGTAAGCAGAACTCAGCTGCTATGGTTGAACAGCTGGCAACTATGTCTCAGCAGCGCCAGAAGATCATTGCACGCAACTTTGCTAATGGCTTCCTCAAACCTCTGTATCAGCTGATGTACCAGCTGGTCGTGGAGAATGAGCCAGAAGGTAAGATCGTTGAGATTGCTGGTGATTACGTCCAAGTTTCCCCAGCTGAATGGGGTTCTAAACGTGATGTGACTGTTGAACTGCACTTAGGCTATGGCGAGCAAGAGCAAGAAGCTCAGAAGTACCTGGCTCTGCATGGTTTGATGTCTGCTGATGAAACCTTGTCAACGATGTACACACCAGAAAACCAGTACAACCTGATGAGCCATGTGATGGAGCAGAACGGCATTAAGAACGTCAAAGACTATCTGACGATGCCACAAGAACTGCCTGAGCAAGGCCCAGATCCAATGATGCAAATGCAGATGGAAATGCAGCAGAAACAGATGGAAATCCAAGAGCGTCAGACAGCCGTGTCAGAAATGAAGGCACAGATGGACGCGCAGCTTGGTCAAATGAAACTACAGCTGGAGCAAATGAAGGCACAGAACAGCGCTGCCATTGCTTCTGACAGCATGGATCTCAAAGAGGCCCAGCTGGAGCACAAACAGTTCGTCGATAAGGCTGAACTAGAGATTGCGGCAACCGCTGACGATGTCAGGGCTATCGCTTCACCAACTGGGTAAACCCCAGACCCAAACCACCAAAAAGAGAGCAAAACTATGAACGAGCAAGAACTCATCAGCCAAGGTGAGGACGCAGCTGCTTTGCTGGGGTCCGAGCCATTCAACCGTGTAGTCAACAAGATGGTTGAACAATGCTTCCACAACTTTGTGAACTCAAAACCAGATGAAAACAAAGAACGAGGCATAACCTATTACCAATACCGCGCCTTGGTTGACGTGGTGAACACTTTAAAACAACACGTTCAGATCCGCGATGAGATCTTGGTGAAGAACGCACAAGAAGGCGACACCAGCCAAGAGGGGGACATGGACCATGCGTAATAACAACGTCCAGCAAACGCCAACTCAACCAGCAGCCTTTGACGATCTGTCAGATGCTGCAGACGCCCTACTAGGAAGATGGTCAGACGGTGAAAACCTATCCGACGATGATGAACTAGAGGCAACAGACGAAACCCTCGACGAGACAGAGGACGAGTCTGATTACGACCAGGAAGATACTGAAGTCGATGAAACCGAAGATGAAACCGATGAGGACCCTGACGAAGAGGAAGAGCCAACCACCGAAGACGAAGACCAGGAAGAAGAAGCAGCGGATGAAATTGATATCTCTGATGACACCTTGGTTGAAATTGCAGTGGACGGTGAAACCAAACAGGCATCCTTAAAGGATCTTAAACGGCTCTACGGCCAAGAAGCATCCCTAACCCGTAAGTCTCAAGAAACTGCTGCCAAACGAAAAGAGGCCGATGAGGCCTTGCAGAAAGCACACGTCAGTTATCAGAAGCTGCTCGAAAGGGCTGAACAGCGGATGAAGCCATATGCTGAAGTAGATATGCTTGTCGCATCCCGACAGATGTCTGCTGATGATTTCGCTTCGTTACGCCGTGAACACAAATCAGCTGAAGCAGATCTGAAGTTCCTCAAAGAGGAGGCTGACGCATTCTATCGTAACGCCCAAGCACAACAGCAAGAACAGATGCAAAAGGCGGCACAGGAATGCGTAAAGGTCCTTGAAGCCGATATCCCAGAGTGGGGCAATCAGATGTACAACGACATCCGCACCTACGCTGTGAACCAAGGCTTACCCCAGGAACAAGTGGATCAATATGTTGACCCTGCTGTCATCAAGATCCTGAACAAAGCGCGTCTATACGACCAGACCAAAGCAACGGCTAACACCAAGAAGAGCAAAGCTAAGGTCATCAAGTCTAAAGACAGCAAGCGCAGAGTTCTTAAAACTACAAAGGCCCCTGCTACAGACCAAGACGTTCTCACGATGAAACAAAAGAAAGCGCGTGAGCTTCTGAAGAATAGCACGGATCTCGACGATGTGACTGATGCACTGATGGCGCGTTGGCAGCGCTAATCTAGCTCAACATCGAAAGACCCAAGAAAATGGCAACTTATACTACATATAACCAGATCGGTAAAAAAGAGGACGTCAGCGACATCATCACTGACATCAGTCCCCTGGATACACCTATGTTTACTCTCATGAAAACTGAGAAAGTAAGCGCCCGTGTTTTCGAATGGCAAGAAGACGCTATTCGTGCATCCGATGCCGACAACGCAATCGTTGAAGGGGCAGACGCATCTATCGGTACACTTACGCCGACTACAATGCGCTCCAACACAACCCAGATCATGGAAGAAAGTTTCCAGGTCAGTGCAACAGCGGATGCTGTGGCAACCTACGGACGTGCCAAAGAAACAGCCCACCAGCTTTCTAAAGCCCTCAAGGCTATCAAGAAAGACGTGGAAGCTTCTTTTGTAGGTCGCGCTCAGGCTGCTGTAACGGGTAGCTCATCAGCTGCACGTAAGATGGCATCGTTGATCAACCAGATTTCAACTACTGTTGACGCTGGTGCAAACTCAACGGATCCATTGACAGAAGCAAAGCTGCTGACAGCGGGTCAAACTGCGTACAACAACGGTTCTGACGTAACTACGTTTATGGTCAAGCCAGCCGATGCACAAATCGTTGCTGGGTTCGCTGGATCATCTGGACGTAACCGTGAGATCGCCCAAGGCAAAACATTGGTCAATGCTATTGATTTGTATGTCAGCCCGTACGGTGAATACCGCTGTGTGCTCAATCGTGAGCTCCTGTCGACACATGCTCTGCTGATAGACCCGTCTATGTTCAAGACAGCTGTACTGCGTCCGTTCGCACGTACACTGCTTGCTAAGACTGGTGATTCAGACAAGCACAGCATCGTCGGTGAATACTCATGTAAGCACATGAACTTCGCAGACTCTGTGATGATCACAGGCTTGTCGTAAGCACTACGAACTAATTCTTAGGTCCACTTAGGTGGTCCTAGGGGTCAGATGAGGGTCACCCTTGTCGCTCTGGGTTTTTGCTCTCCTTACCCAGGGTGACTTGGGTGGCCCTCTTTTTGTTTTTAAGGGGACGTCAATGACCAAAAAGAACAGTGTGAACCTACTGAGTGGTTCGACTGACTTTCTACAAGATGGCAACAATGTCATCCAGAAGAGCACACAGATTATATCCCAGTCATTCATGGACGATCTGAAAGAGAGCCGTAATCAGACAAGCGGTAAGCCATCAGGTGAATTCATGCGTGTTGCGTCTATTCCAACCACAGTAGTCGAGAAGTGGATGCGAGAAGGGTTCAACATCTGGGAAGCCTCAGGAACTGAAATCGTAAAGAGACTGAAAAACGAAAGTCTCGATGGTTTTCTAGCAACCGACAAAAGGATCTAAGTATGGGCTTGTACAGTAATATTCACAAGAAAAGAGACAGGATCAAGAAGGGCTCAGGCGAAACCATGAGACCTAAAGGTGCAAAAGGTAGGCCGACAGCCAAGGCTTTCAGGGCTGCAGCAAAGACAGCCAAGACGCCAGCCAAGAACAAAAGGACCTAGGAAATGAACAAAGGTGCCATACGGACCCACTTCAAGGAGCTACTAAACCGTAGTGATATCACAGATAGTCTGGCTGACACCTTCATCTCCCAGTCAATCACTAGGATCGAAAGAACCCTAAGAATACCATCGATGGAGAAGCGCCAGGCAATTACCATTGATGCTCAGGTCAGTCACGTCATCGTGCCGAATAACCTCTTAGAGATGATTGATGTCTACTACGCCTTCACAGTTCTCTCTAGGATTCCCCTGCACGAAATGCTCGCTATGAAAGACGTAGGCGAAACAGGGACGCCTAAGCATTTCTCAGTCCAAGGTGAAAACCTATTGCTCTACCCTGAGCCCACCACAGGCACCCTTAGCATCAGCTACTATGGTGAGTTTGATGCAATGACCTCAGACAGCGATGAAAACGCACTAGCAAAGACAGCATCTGACCTGATCATCTACGGTGCCTTAGGTTACGCCGCCGACTACTACCTGGATGAGCGAGCGCAAACCTTTGACGGGAAGTTTGCTCAGATGATGACTGAGATCCAAGAGCAAGCAAATGAAGCAGAGCAATCAGGTGGTCTTATGATCATACGCCCCGCCCAGACATACACCGATTATCAATAGGATACATTAGATGGCTTCCAGTTTTTACTCCAATAGTGGTACTGCATCCTCTACGACTGCTTCTGTCACCGCATCCAAGACCGCTGCGGAAACTGCAGCCACTAATGCAGCAGCCTCAGCAACAGCGGCTCAAACTGCAGCTACTGCAGCTTCTATTAGTGCAGCCACTGCAGCAGACGTATCATCTCTGACTGCAGCCACTGGTGCAGCTGGGTCAAACGCCAGCTACAATAGCTCCACAGGCGTCCTGACTGTGCCACGAGGGGACACTGGGGCTACGGGTGCGACTGGCCCTGCAGGGGCTAGTGTGACAGGCCCTACTGGGCCTCAAGGGCCTCAAGGCGCTGCGTTTACCTATGGCGATTTCACGTCTTCCCAGCTAACCGCACTGACGGGACCTACTGGCCCTGCTGGGGCTAGTGTGACAGGCCCTACTGGGCCTCAAGGGCCTCAAGGGGCTGCTTTTACTTATTCGGACTTTACGTCTTCACAGTTGACTGCTTTGACGGGGCCTACGGGCCCACAAGGCCCAGCTGGAAGTGGCTCAGGTGATCTTCTTGCGTCTAACAATCTCTCTGACGTAGCGAGCGCGGCAACAGCGCGTACTAACTTAGGCTTGGGCACAGTGGCTACTACTGCTGCAACTGC